TTATCCTATAGTTTCTTCTTTGTGCCCAGTCGAATATTGGTACAGATTCGTCATAGACTACAAATGGCTGCCCATCAGAGACTAATGATGCTCGCATGCCATCATAGACTATGTCAACTATGGGATTTGACTGGTCTGTTCTTGACAGAGGCACTTGAGCACCTATTCTCTGGCTTTCTCCAAGATGTCTGTATCCATCTTTGAGAAACCCGTCGTTAAAGTTGCCCTTGACTTGCCAAGATTCTGTGATTCTGGGCTTCAGACCTCTGTCTGTGACATCCCAGCCATCTATTCTCAAAACGAAGTCTTTAGTATGCAGATCGACATCTGGAGCAAAATTGCCTACAGCATCAGCAGTATCGAACTCGCCACGCTCTTTGTCATACTGAGACGTGGACTTGATAGCTGAAATGATAGCAGATGTGAACAGTGCTAGTCTGATGCCATGCTTGTATGTAGTTCCAAAACAGCAAGGGCATATTCCGCCTGTAGTGTCAGACTGACCATAGACATCGTCATAGCACCATTTGCATCTTTCAATGTTTGCAGGAACATTGTTGCTGTTCCACATCTCACAGACTAAGACTCGTTCACCAAGAATCTGGTTTGCATCTTGAACCCATTGAGAGAACGTGTTCCTAGTATGCTGCTGGTCAACTCTTACTACTGTCATGTCAGATGACTTCCTGTTCTAATGACACTGTAGTTCCAGCCATCGTTCTGACATAGACTGAACACCACAAAGCGTCATTTTTGAAGTAGCTAGTCACAAGCAGAACTTGCACTATGACTTCAGACTTAGAGAAGTTCTCAGGATGTCGATCGAACTGTTCAGCTTGCTGAAGTATGTATTCGTTGACTACTCTTCGCAATTCAGATTCGACTTGATACTGGAACTCTTCTGTCTGAGGACTGCCAACCATGTCTTGAAGTCTAGCCCCATACTGTGGATGGAATCTGTCGACATGCAGAGATTCAGACACCCACAAGCCTAATGCTTGCACAAGCTTGTCTGAACCAGTGATGACAGTGCCACGCCTGTCAGAGAAGTCTAGATCACCATTCTTCAATTTCAGAGTGTACAACTGTCATCACTTTCTTTCAACATGTCTATGATCAGATCTTGATGACCTGACCAGGATAGATCAAGTTCGGATTTGCAATGCCATTCTTAGCAGCAAGAGCCTGATAAGTAGTGCCGAACATTGCAGCAATACCAGACAGAGTGTCACCAGACTTGACTGTGTATGTGCGGACCGAAGGAGCTGCTGGGGCAGAAGCAGCTTCAGAGATCTTCAGTACTTGTCCAGGATAGATGACATTAGCATTGACAATGCCATTCAGCTTTTGCAGTGTCTGCCATGTAGTACCATACTTGGCAGCAATGCCTGAAAGCGTATCGCCAGACTTGACTGTATAGGTAGTGCCAGAGCTTGGAGCTGGCGCAGCAGAACCAGCAATGCCATTGACTTTCAGTACTTGACCAGGATAGATCAAGTTCGGGTTAGTGATACCATTGAGCTGTGCAAGAGCCTGATATGTAGTGCCAAACATAGAGGCAATGCCAGACAGAGTGTCGCCAGACTTGACTGTGTAGGTGCTAGTAGCAGGAGTTGGTGCTGGTGCAGGAGCAGGAGTTGGAGCTGGTGTCACAGATGTAGAAGTTCCAACATACTTGTCCCAAGCAGCTCTGTCGCCATAGAACTTGTTCAGATCGAGATTGCCATCATAGCCATTCAGTCTGCCAGAACTAGAATACTGACGAATAGCGCAGGTATATGCACCTTCATTCCATGGAGATTCTTGATAGCCAGTAGCATTCATGTTAGCATACTGAGCTATCCACAGACCTCTGTTTCCAATGTTCTGAACTTCATTCAGATAGCCAGCTGAAGTATAGACAAGCGGTTCGGTCTTAGTGCGTTCTTTGACTCTGTCGCAGAATGTTCTGATCCAGTTCTGAGAAGCTACACCTGAACCGAAGATAGCATTGTTCTGCATTTCCCAGTCAAGGCACCAAATGACTTTGCCGATCCAGTTAGAGCAGTTGTTGACAAAGAAATCAGCTTCTGCTTTAGCATCGCCTGCATTAGCATAGTGATATATGCCTACAGCTTTGCCCAAAGACAGAGCTTGCTCTACCTGACGAGAACAGTCGCCAGATACGTAGTATGTTCCTTCTGTAGCTTTGCAGATCACAAAGTCACAAGGAACAGCAGAAAGATCTATGCCTCTCTGCCAGTTAGATATGTCAATGCCATTCATATACGCCATGTCAATCACCTTTCCATTTCTATTGTTGGTTCAATGATCATTCTATGTTAAATTATGACAGAATTAAAGAAGATGAAAGCAAAAACCGTCAGATGTTAGAATTGAAAAGTTTTTCTGTAAGATGCATCCTTTGCCATTCAGGATCTGTAGCCTTAACTTTCAAATGAGCATTGTCAAAGGGCGTTCTAGTAAAGTTCTTGAACAATGAATAGTATGCATCTTCCAATTCATCTTTTGTGCCAGAAGCTACGAACTTCAATTCATCTTCACCAGAATCGGACTTTATAGGATACGGATAGAACTGCAAAGCACATTCAATAGAATTGCCTTCATCAAACAAAAACTCAAATGCAGTATCTACAAACTTAGAACTGTCTTTCGGTATCTTGCTAATGTCTGTGACTTTAGAAAGATCTTCTTCTACTTCATCTACAGATACGAAAAATTCGAATTCATAGATCTTTAGATAGTCATAAGCTGTTTTTTTTGCTTGCAAGTCTCATGCCTGCAAATACTAGATCTCTGTTTGTTGTCATAATCATTCTCCTTCAGAATATACTATCATTGTCTAAGGCATCTTGTACTGTCTTCAAGACAGAATACAGGTCATAGCATGCAGATATGTCTACTTGTCTGGCTTTGCTAGAATGCTTACTATACAGAAAAGCATCAGATGCTTCATTGTCATCGATGTCTATATTGACAACTGCATATTTGTTAGATTTGACAAGCATCATGTCTGGAAGTTCATCTTCTTTAAGATTGAAGTCATCCATATAGCTAGCAATCTCTTTTGTAGAAGACAAGAGCCTCCACTTATCTGCAATTGCATACTGAATGTCTTTGTCAAAGTCTTCTTCAGACCCTTCGTATGCAGACATTCTCTTAGAACTTTCGACAATACTGTCTACAGAATCGTCAAAGACCGCATCATCTAGATTCTGGGTTTCTGTATTTTCTGTATCAGAACTATTGTCTATAACTTCATAGAATAGTGCAGTCTGATCTGCTGGCTCAGCTACAATTGAAATCTCGTAGAAATTGACATCTCGCATGATATCATAGACTAGATGACCGTCTATTTGAGTGCCAATCAGATTCGGACATGCTCTACATTCGCATGGATGACAGTCATCGAACTCTCCACCACAGTTAGAACAATATAGAGTGCAGTTGCACCCCATAGACACAGCTCCAAGAGAACCATCAATAATCAGATCACACAGTTCTTCATATGCTTTGTCTATTGCTAGCAGCAAATATACTGTGCCTTCGTCAGTATCATAATGAACCGCCACTACATAGCCACGACTTCTAGAACGGTCGATGCCATCGTCATATTTAGCAGGGTCGTCGTCTGTCTTAGTGTAAGTATGCTCGACAAAGACGTTTGTACACCCTTCGTATGTCAGCCAAGCTTTCTCAAGCTCTGTCTTTTCAAAGCAGTCTAGATTGACATTGATTCGAGCAGAGCATGCTCTAGTCTTGACAGCTAGATATCTGTCTGGTATGTCATATTCTTTTTCAAAGAACTCTGTCTTGAATGTCATTGTACGCTATGCCTCGTTTGAAAGAGATGAGAAGCTTTGCTGACTGCATTGCCAAGCTATTTAGATTCGACAGCTTCAAGATCAGTCTTAGAACCAATGCCTTCAAGACTGTCAAGCCACTTGTTAGTGACACCAACAGACTTGAACAAGCGATATGCTACCTGTACGCCACCAATTACAGCGAAAACCGCTGCAAGAACTTCTTCTGGAGAAGATGGCGTGCCAGAAGCAAAGGCTGTACCAAGACCGCAAGCTGCTGAAATAGCTATTGCTAGCCAGCTAGCTACATTAGAAGATACAGCTTTGTTCTTGATGAGATTGATTGCAAACGGCAGAATCACAGAGACTATAACTGCTGCTATCACTGTTCCGTATGTCATTGTTCTTCCTTGCTCAGATCATACAGTCTGATTGTCATCGTATAGTTTGTTCGCATCTTCTCTCCACCGTCTCTGAATAGCGTACCAACAATGACTTTACTGTTGTCATCTTCAAGCACGCCACCCTGGACTATGCCATCCATCAGATCTTTCTGAGTCAGTTCGAAGTTTGGTGGATCGAATCTGTGATTAGTCTTGTTTGTAACGTCGACTACACAGAAACATCTTGTCATAGTCTTGCCAGAGTATGTCTCAGCAGCTTTCTTGCCCAGTTCTACAAGCTTAGCTTTCTGTTCGTTTCGTTGCTTGTTGAACCATATCTGCTGGCGCCAAGTTCGTCCATATCCAATGTTGTTGCTGTTTCTTACACAATCATCATCAAGTACGAACTTGTATTCCCAGACTTTGATATTGTCTGGCAAGACTACATTCAGATCTTCTTCTAGTTTCAGTTCCATATAATTATATTATATCAAGAGACTGTGAAAAACTAGAGTCTTTCTGTGAAACCTCTAGGTTTTGCATTTGATTTTCAATATGAATTATAGCTTGTATTTTAGTTCTTCCAGACTGGTGGTATGACATTTGGAGCATTACGATTGAAACTATCATAAAGCGTAACTTTGTCTACATTCCAATGAGAACAGTCTAGCGTAAGATTAGAACAGCTATCGAACATGAAACTCATAATTGTCACGTCGCTAGTATTGAAGTTAGACAAGTCTAGTGTTGTTAGAGATGAACAGCTTCTGAACATGCTATGCATACTTGTC